TTACAGCCGATCACTGACGGCCACGCGTGGCCACACCGATTTGACGTCGTAGACCACCGCAGCTGGCTTGCCCAATGCAGCGATGCGCTGGGCGTCGTAGTCGCGATACTGGGCATGCGCCACCGCCAGCACGACGGCGTCGTAGGCGCCCTCCTCCGGGCCTTCGCATAACTGCACGCCGGCATGCAACAGCGCCTCTGCAGGGTCGGCCCAAGGATCGCAGGTGTCGACCTGCACGCCGGCCGCCTGCAGCAATTGCACCAGCTCCAGCGCACGGCTGTTGCGCAGATCCGGGCAGTTTTCCTTGAAGGTGGCACCCAACACCAGCACTCTCGCCTGCGCGAGCGCAACGCCGCGCATCGCCAGCATGCCGCAGACCCGCTCGGCCACGTGCCGGCCCACGCGATTGTTGACTTGCCGCGCGGTGTGAATGAGGTCGGGGTGGTAGCCCACGCTTTCGGATTTGTGCATCAGGTAATACGGGTCCACCCCGATGCAATGCCCGCCGACCAGGCCGGGGCGGAATGGCAGGAAATTCCATTTGGTGCCTGCCGCTTCCAGGACATCGAGCGTGTCGATGCCGAGCTTGTCGAAGATCAACGCCAGCTCGTTGACCAGCGCGATGTTGACGTCGCGCTGGATGTTCTCCACGACCTTGGCCGCTTCGGCCACACGCATCGACGACGCACGCCAGGTGCCGGCAGTGATGATGCTGGTATACAGCGCATCCACCGCATCGGCCGCCTGCGGCGTCGAGCCGGAGGTGATCTTGCGGATATCGCGCAGCCGGCGTTGTCGGTCGCCGGGATTGACCCGCTCCGGACTGTAGCCACAGAAAAAATCGGTGTTGAACCGTAGGCCGGACACCGCTTCCAGCAACGGCACGCAGACCTCTTCGGTGGTGCCCGGGTAGACGGTCGATTCGTAGATGACCAGATCGCCCGGCTTGAGCGCGGCGGCGATCAACGTGGTGGCGCTGCGCAACGGTTCCAGATCCGGCTGTTCGAAACTGTCGATCGGCGTGGGCACGGTGACGATAAAGATGCTGCACGTCGCCAGGTCCTCCGCGGCCGCGCTATAGCGCAGCTGAGTGGCCGCGGCCAGTTCGCCATCGTCCAGTTCCAGCGTGGCATCATGCCCGTCGCGCAGCTGGGCAACCCGCTGCGCATCGATGTCGAAACCCAGTGTGTCGCGCTGCTCGCCAAACGCCACTGCCAGTGGCAGGCCGACATAGCCCAGACCGATGACGGCGATGCGTGCGTACTGCGGTGGGACGAGCGGGGTGCCGGACATGCAATTCCTCGGGATCGCGCGACCGGTTGCCGCGCAGCTGTGCGGCGGCAGCATAGCGCACGCGGGATTTGGACCGGCAGTTGGCACGATCTTCGGCTGGAGATTCACAATCGCCGCGCAATCAGGCACGCTATCGCCATGCCCGGGTGGCGAAATTGGTAGACGCAAGGGACTTAAAATCCCTCAGCTGCAAGGCTATGCGGGTTCGATTCCCGCCCCGGGCACCATTGAAATCAACAGTTTGCGCTTGTGTGCAGCCGAGCTCAAAGCTATCGTCTCTCCCCATTGGGACACTTTGGGACAGTGAGCGATGGCAACCTTTGAAAAACGTGTTGGAACAGCCGGCAAAGTCACTTGGCGCGTTCGCGTGCGGCGACTGTCGGGCCCATCGCTCACGAAGTCGTTTGATCGAAAGGCGGACGCTCAAGAGTGGGCGCGCAGCATCGAGCATAAGTTGGACGTGGGTGACTTCGTACCGTCTACAGAAGTTCGCAAGCGCACTGTCGGTGACGCCATTGATCGCTATCTAGAAGTGACACTGCCGGCCAAGCGGCAAAAAGATGCAGCCAAGCAAATCCAGATGCTGGCGTGGTGGAAAGCTGAAATTGGCAATGTGCCGCTTGTCGGACTAACCCCCGCCAAGATTGCTGCAATTCGCGACCGTCTAGCATCGGGCAAAGTTCGGGGCGACAAGCTGAGAAGTGGCAGCACGATCAACCGCCGTCTAGCTTCCCTGTCGGCGGTGATGAGCGTGACCGTCAAGGAGTACGGATGGTTGACCAAGAATCCTGTCCCCAACGTCACTCGCATGCAGGAGAGCAAAGGACGTGAGAGGTTTCTGAGCGAGCCGGAGCGCTTGGCGCTGTTGGCGGCATGCGATGCTTCGGACTGTCGTCCCCTAGCCCCTCTTGTCCGGTTGGCTTTGGCTACCGGCGCGAGGCGTGGCGAACTACTGGGACTGCAATGGGACCACGTTGACCTTGAACGCCGCACCGTCCGCTTCATGGACACCAAGAATGGGGAGAACAGGACGATTCCGCTCGCTTCCGGCGTAGCGCAAATGCTTCAGGCCATGCCACGCACCCTAGGGCCGATATTTCCTATCACTGGCCCAATGCTCGACAAGCCATGGCGCGCGGTGTGTTTGTCAGCTGGCCTAGACGATTTCAGATTTCACGATCTCCGGCACAGCGCAGCCAGTTACTTAGCTATGAGTGGCGCATCGCTGATGGACATTGCGGCAATTCTTGGGCACAAGACATTGGCGATGGTGAAGCGTTATAGCCACCTGAGCGAGCAACACACCAAAAGCGCAATTGATCGGATGGCGGAGAAGTTTCTATGAGCACCTGAACGATCGATTCAGTTAAAAATTTGAACTGATAGTCGCATCAAAAAGCCTAAAAACAAGTATAAAAATTCAAAGTAACAAATAGTTAATTGACACCTTGAATAATCGAATCGGACGATTATTCAAGTTGATAGTTGACGACGAAAGTCTCTGACCCATGATGGCTCCATCCAACAGCCAATCACATGAGTCAGCAAATGCATCGCACGCTAAAAACAGTCTCAGATTTTGCCGCCGATAGTCCGTTCACTGAAGCGCAGTTGCGCTGGTGGATTTTCCGACAAGAGGACAACGGGTTACGTGCCCATGGCGCAATTGTCCGCGTTGGCCGTCGCGTCTATGTTGATGTGCAGGCATTCGATAAGTGGATTGAAAGCCAGCAGGGGGCAGCGTGATGAGCCATCCTGCCTATCAGATCGAGACCTATCGCGAAGACTACCCGGACTATCCGGATGCGCACATTGGCAGAGTGATCGAATCAACCAAAAATGCGCTGACTACTTCACTGGAATATAAGCATCTTCCAGAGTACGCGAAGAAAGCGGTTGCCTGCCTGATTGTCCGCTACACACTTGCGGGCCGCGACTTTGACGCAAAGCTGGCACTGCGCGGAAGCATTGACGCCATTGTGTGGGGATTCCCCAAATGATCAGCGTCAGCGATATCTTACTCACCCGCAAAATTGGCGAACTCTTCCCTCGCCGCCGTGCTGACATTGCGAGCGCGTATGCAAATGCGCACCTGCAATGGACCGCCTTTCAACAGCTACCTGCCGTCGAACCTGATGAATATAAGATCGCCCGATATCTGACAGTGCTATCGCTGTTCTGCGACAAGCCGAACACGAAAGCTGCATATCGCCAAGCGGCTCAAACGATTGTCGCGCTACACGCCGAATTTAAAGGCTTCTGAGGTACCCCAATGAATAACAGCATCTTACTTGGTAAGCAGGTAGCACCATCCCTGCCCGTCAGCTTTAGTAGAGGCTCGGGGATCTACGACATCCAACCCTTGAACAAGACGGTTGCCAACTGGGGCGAGCTATGTTCGGCAATTCTCGGTGATGTCTCGCCCGCCAAGGGACATGCGTGGATCGCAGCGCCGTTCAATGGTACCCGTTGCAGTGAGAACGTAGCGTCACGCAATTGGATCGGCCTGGATATTGACGGCACCACACGGGAAGATTTCGCACAGATCGTTGGAAAACTTCAATCATGCAATGCCTTGATCTACACCACCGCATCGCACAAAGATGAGTCGCCACGCGCACGCATCATCATTGAGTTGACGCAACCTGCATCGCGTGAGTCTGTCAGACTGACAAGTGAGCGGATTCGCCTGCAACTCAGTACGTCCGCCAAATGGGACGCTGCCTGTGATCGCTCTGAACAACCACTGTTTCTACCTGTCGTCGGGTTCAAACACTGGCAATTCTCAGGTTCAGCCGTCACGCCAGTGCCCGAACCCCTGCCACTGCCCAAGCCCACTCCTGCCCCAATGGTCGCCCCGGATGGTGCTGCAATCGCCGTGGCTGAAATGGAGCTTGCCCGCACCTTGGAGCGCATTGCTTCCGTTCCCGAAGGAAACCGCAATCACCATATCAACGGTGCTGCACACGCAATGGGACGATTCGTCGGTGCTGGGCGTCTGGATCAGCAATCAACGATCAAGGCTCTACACGCTGCGACGGTGAGCGCTGGCTGGGCAGATCCACAAAAGACGCTCAACACAATCAAGTCTGCGATCAGGAAGGGTGCGAAAGATCCTGCTGTGCTGCCGGGCATCACCTACAGTCTGCCTGTCCCCGTAGCCAAGTCCTTACCGAAGCCGGACACAGGCATCTATTCGGCTGCGGACTTGATGACGCGCGAATTTAAGCCTGTGCAATGGGCGCTGCAAGATATCTTGCCAGAGGGTGTCACCATCTTGAGCGGACCGCCCAAGTGTGGGAAGTCGTGGCTTGTCTATCAAGCGTGTGTGGCGGTGGCAACCGGCACCCCTCTCTGGGCCGGGCGAGCGCCTGAGATCGCAGGAGAAGCGCTCTACATCGCACTGGAAGATAACCCACGCCGTATGCAAAGACGCCTGCAAAAGGTGATCGAAAATATCTCGAACCCTGATCTAACGCGCTTGCACTGCGTGCACGATTGGCCGAGATCTCATGAGGGTGTCGCCAAGATCGCTGCATGGATACGCACGAATCCTGAAACACGACTGGTGGTGATCGATACCTTGGCAGCGTTTCGTGATTCCGATCCGGGCCGCAAGAGCGCCTATGCGTTTGACTATGAAGTTGGCGAATCGCTAAAGCCGCTCACAAGGGAATTTAATGTCTCCATCGTTCTGGTGAGCCACACGAGAAAGCAAGCAAGCGCTGACTACATGCAGATGGTGAGCGGCACGCAGGGCCTCACCGGCTCGGTAGACAACATCATTGCGCTTGAGCGTGGGCGTGGCGAGTTCACCGGAGTGTTACGAGTTGATGGGCGTGACGTTGAGGAACCTGTAGATCTTGCGCTGAGCCTGGACGATGGTCGCTGGAACTACGTTGGCAAGGTGGACGAAATCGAACGTTCGCGCGAACGAAACGATGTCATAGATGCAATGGTCACGCTTGGCTTGCCAGCGAGCGCCCGCGAAATTTTCGATGCCATGGAACCGGGCGCAAAATACGGAACAGTGAAGGTGCGGCTTACCCGCATGCTCAAAGCTGGTGAAATCTCAAAAAGCCCCATCGGATATTTCTTGGAGCGGCCCACAATCCCGCCGCCAACAACAGCAGCTGAGAAATCTTGAAATTTCATCCGACAAAAGGGTACATCCCCTGTAACTGGTGTAACTCCTGTAACTCCCTTGCTGTCATTGGCCTGTAGCAGTTACAGGGCAGTTACACCCCCCTGTAACTGCCCATAGCGGCATCTATACCGCTAGAACATAGTTACCACACTTCTTCCCTGTAACCCCTGTATTTGTAATCGAGAGTTACAGGAGTTACAGGAGTTACACCAGTTACAGGGGATGCACCCAAATGCATCGCCTCCAACCGCCAAAGGTAATTTTATGGACATCGACGAAATTTTCGCACCCTGGATCACCAGCCCCGAAATAAATTTCATGCTTCAGATAATTTTTCACGTAGCGGAGCAAATCTTATGACCACCGGACTCAGGTGTTGGGACGAACAAGGAAATCTCACGGTTGATCTGACAAGCCGCCTATCGCGAATAGTCGGCCAAACAGTCATCACCGCTGGTCAATCGGGCTCAGTGCAGGTTGACGCATCGCTGGGACGTCCCTGGTACTTTTTCACGTGGGGAAGATTTCCAGCGGTGACGATCAATGGCGGCACGATTTCGTGGGACGCGTCCGCTAGGGATAGTGTTCTAATGATCTATGGAGTGTATTGACATGACTGCCGGCATGAAGGTTTGGGCGCAAGATGGTTCGGGCGTCCTGCAAATCGACAACAAGTATCAAAACCTGTTTGTTCGCCAAAAAATTTCAGCACAAAGCGATTTCGTGGAAGTCGCAAATTTCTCATCTGGGCGGTTCATAGATGTTCGCTGTCTGGCGTTTCCTGTCGTAGCAGTCGGCAATTCGTTCCCGGTGTCAGTGGAGATCACGCAGCTTGGCGCGCAGTCTTATAGGATCAAATTCACAATGCCCGGAGCGGTTGGGACTGCGTTCGAGGCATGGGTCTTCGATATCTTGGACACCGCTGATACATCGAAGTACGGCCTAGTGGTTCGCGATCAAAATGGAAGGGTAATATTTGATGCGGTTAAGAAGCCTATGCGTGTAGTTGGCTTATTTCCAGCGACCGGCGAGAACGGCGGATTTCTGGATGTGGCAGCTGGGCGAAAGTACGCTGTGGCTTGCACAAGCGGCTTTTATACAAAGAACATTGGCGCACCCCAATTCGGCTATTTCAGATACGGAGGAGTTTTAAGCAGCCCGACACGTCCGGCAATTGGCAATTTTCAAAGTGGATTTCAAAATACGACTACGGAGTATGGTGCGGATCGCCCTTCAATGGGCATTGCAATCGATGTGTCATACTATTGAGTTTTCTGCGCAGCCCAACCCGTATTTCATCAAAAATCGATATACACCAATAGCCGTCAACAAGGATGTTTGACGGCTATTTTTATATGCATAGTTTCTCTATCCGGGAATTCCCTATAACCCCGGAGTAGAAACAGATGCGTACCCTGAAAGAAATTCGCGAAGCACGCGCAGCCAAGGTTGCGGAAGCACGCGCCCTGGTCACTACAGCCGAACAGGCTAACCGCCAACTCACCACCGACGAACAAGGCAAGTTTGCCAATCTGCAAACAGAGATCACGGCGTTGGAATCGGACGAACAACGTCAGCAGTTTTTGGACGATGCCGAGCGCCGTTCACAGGCTCGCCCCGTCCACACGCCGAACGGTAGCGATACCGAAACCCGCGTCAACCTGCTTTCAGTAGTCCGTGCAGGAATGGAAGGCCGTTCGCTGACAGGTGCCGAAGCTGAGATGCATGCTGAGTTGGAGCGTCGTCACGGTCCGGCACGCAATGGCGGCATCTTGGTGCCATTGTCGGCATTCGAGCGGCGTGCCAATACCACGGCAACCGCGCCTGAGTTGGTGGCTAACCAGCACCGTGCAGACCAGTACATCGGCCCGTTGCGTGACTCTCTGCTGGTTCGCAGCCTGGGTGTCCGGACTCTTACCGGACTGACCGGCAACGTTTCGATTCCCAAGGCTGGCGCAGGCCTGACCGCTGGATGGGTCACTGAGGGTCAGGCATTGCCCGAGTCGCAGATGGACTTCGATTCGGTCACGTTGACCCCGAAGCACGTGGGTGGCATCACTGAGATGAGCCGCCAGCTGATCCAGCAGAGTTCCCCGGCAATTGAAGATCTCGTTCGCGACGATCTGAGTTTTGCCGTCGCCTCTGCGATTGATCGGGCCATCATTGCAGGCACGGGCGCAAATGGTCAGCCGTTGGGCATCATCAATCGTGCCGGCGTGCAGAAAGACACCATTCCCACCACGTGGGCCGATGTGCTCGCGATTGAACAGCTGCTTGCGGCCATCAACGTCAATCCTACCGGCTGGTACACCAGCCCTGACGTTCTGTCGGCTCTGCGTGGAATTCTCAAAGCACCTACGGCCGGCAGCGACTACATTGCGACCGCAAGCCGTATTGGCGAACTTGCAGTGGCTGTCTCCAATGCATCGCCTGCCAACACCGCCATTCTCGGCGACTGGTCGCAGGTTCTGTTGGGGCAGTGGGGCGCGGTGGAAATCTTGGTCAACCCCTACGCCGAGACGCCTTATCGTCGTGGCGGTGTTTTGGTGCGTGCGATGGCGACGGTTGATGTGGCCGTGCGTCATGAAGAAGCGTTCGTAGTGGCTACGGGAGCCTAACGTGGACATTGAGCGCCGCTTCGCAACCGGTGCCACTGTAGAGGGCCGCCAGCTTATCGGGCTGGCGGCTCCTTTCGGCACTGAAACACGTATCGCCGACTTCTCAGAATTGATTGCCCCTGGCGCGTTCACCCGAACGTTAGCGGAGAACAAAGACATCCTCGCGCTTGCGGACCATGCCCCGGACAAGGTGTTGGGCCGGACCAAATCGGGAACGCTTGCACTCCGCCAGACCGATAAGGGTCTGGAATATTCGCTGACCCTTCCTGACACCAGTACAGGCAATGACATTCGCACGCTCGCACAACGTGGTGATCTCGGCGGCGTATCGATGGGATTTATTGCGACTCGCGATAGTTGGGATGGGGATAGACGTACCTTGCATGAAGTTGAGTTGATCGAGATCAGCATTGTGCAGTCTTGGCCCGCCTATCCAACAACCACCGTCAGCCTGCGCAGCAAATCACAGCACGTGGATCAACTCGCGATCCTGAAATTTTGGTTGGAGACATGCAGATGAAATTTTGGCCATTCAACCGCGAACAACGCAAGACTGATCCAAGCTGGAATGCATTGGCTGCACGGGGAGCGTCAAGTGTCTCCGGTCAATTCGTAGATGCGAAGTCCGCCGAATCAATCAGCACGGTCTTTGGCTGTGTGCAGGCTCTCAGTGAGTCCGTGGCATGCCTGCCGTTGCACGTTTATCAGCGCACGCAAGATGAGCGAGTGCGTGCCGATGATTACCCATTAGCACGCGTACTACGTCAACCGAACCCGAATCAATCGGGCCTGTCTTTCCGCGAATCTATGACCGCATCTGTGTTGCTGCATGGCAATGCATATGCTCGCATTGAATCAAATGGCGCAGGCGAGATTACCGGACTGCACCCAATCGATCCTAGAACGGTCACGATTGTGGAGCTAGCATCGGGACGCTACGCCTATGACGTTGCCGGGAGTGTCGCCGTCACGCGTCTACTAGATGACGAAATTTTCCATCTTGCTGATCGTTGTGATCTCGGCAGCATCGTAGGGAAAAGCAGGATCACTGTTGCACGTGAGACGTTGGGGCTTGGGCTGGCTCTGCGTAACCATGGGTCCAACACGTTTGCGAATGGCGCGCAGCCGGGGGGAATTCTGACCGTAGATAACGGCCCGAAGGCTCTCACCAGCGAACAGCAATCCGATCTGCGCGACGCATGGAATTCACGCCATTCGGGTAGCGGCAATGCTGGGCGTGTAGCGGTGCTATCGGGAAACATGAAATATCAGCAAGTTGGCATGAGCCTGGATGACGCACAGTGGGTGGCGTCGCAGCAGTTCAGCGTGGAGGAAATCTGCCGCATCTTCCGTGTGCCCCCAACGATGGTGGGTGACTTGCGTCATGGGTCTTACTCCAACACTGCCGAATTGGGTAGCCAGTTCGTGCGGTATTCATTGGCCCGCTGGATTGCAATGTGGGAAGCCGAGATCACGCGTCAGCTTCTTGGCCCACTCGCACGCCGCAAATACTTGGCCGAACACAGCGTCGAAGGTTTGTTGCGTGGTAATCCTGAAGCACGCGCCGACTTTTACGCTAAGGCGATTGCATCTGGTTGGATGACAGTTGATGAAGTCCGCAGGCTTGAAAATTTGCCAAGGATTGGGAATGCGCAGGAGTAACCCTAGTGGGCGCGAAGCTGATCCGCGACGCACCATCCCACTCAATAGCTCGGCATGGCGGAAGCTGCGTGCCTATTTTCTGGCGCACGATCCATTGTGCCGCCACTGCAAATCTCGCGGGATGACTGTTTTGGCTACTGATATCGATCACATGAGTGGTGATCCATCAGACAACAGCGCAGCGAACCTTCAGCCACTCTGCCACTCATGCCATAGCCATAAGACAGGACGCGAACGACACGGCTTATCAGTGGTTATGGGCTGCAATCAAGATGGATGGCCCGCAGATCCATCACACCACTGGAATCAGAAAAATCGCTAGGGAATTCGACGCAAAAGACCGACTTCCCTCCTCTTGAATATCGCTAAGTCCAAAGATCGCCATGAAGAAGACCAGAAATCGCCGATCCGATAGCGTCGCTGCTGCCGTGACTGCCGCCAAGAATGCCGCCGCAGATAGTTTGCAGCCGCCCGCACATATCGACTTCCCAGCTGAGGCATGGCCGCACTGGCTAGCAATCATTGGGAATCGTGCCCGTGATCGGTGGAACGACCTGGATCTGATCAATGCAGCCGAACTTGCGATGATCCATGCCGACATTGCGCGTCTACGGGCGCTAGTGCGTCTTGAAGGGGACATGACGCAGGGTGGCAAGCCCCACCCTGCCCATAAGCTGCTAGACACTGCTGGACGCCGTGCAATCGCACTGTCTCGAATGCTGCATGTCCACCCGGAAGCGACAGAGGGTCGGAGTAGAGATGCAGGTAACTCACTCAACTTGCAGCGTGAGGCACAACAAGCCGCCACGAACAGTGATCCGCTAATTCCGCGATTGGTGGCGGTGAAGTGATGGACAGCAGAGCCGGCCGCGTAATTGCCTTCATTGAAAAATACTGTTTGACTCCTGACGGTGCGCAGGTGGGTCAGCCCATGACCCTTGCCAAATTTCAGAAGGATTTCATCCGCGATGTTTACGACAATCCTGCCGACACTCGGCGGGCCTATCTTTCAATTGGCCGAAAGAACGGGAAGACCGGGCTGATCGCTGCACTACTCCTGGCACATCTTGTTGGACCGGAAGCAAAGCAGAATGCGCAAATTGTGAGCGGTGCCATGAGCCGTGATCAGGCTGCGCTAGTGTTCAATCTTGCGTCCAAGATGGTCCAACTATCTGCCGACCTTTCAGGCATCGTCAAGATCATCCCAAGCGGCAAACGTCTGGTAGGTTTGCCGCTCAACACCGAGTTTCGCGCGTTGGCCGCTGACGGGAAAACCGCGCATGGCCTTTCGCCCGTGCTAGCCATTCTTGATGAAGTCGGGCAAGTGCGCGGGCCGCAATCTGACTTCGTGGATGCCATCGTAACAAGTCAGGGGGCGCACTCAAATCCGCTGCTGCTGGTGATCTCGACTCAAGCCGCCAACGATGCAGACTTGCTAAGCATTTGGCTCGATGATGCCGAACGCAGTAGTGACCCGCGCATTGTTTGCCATCTTCATGCAGCAGCGGATGGATGTCCGCTTGATGATGAAAAAGAGTGGATGGCCTCAAATCCTGCGCTCGGCACGTTCCGCAGTCGTGATGATCTTGCCGAACAGATGAAGCAGGCCCAGCGCATGCCGTCTATGGAGAACTCTGCGCGCAATCTATTGCTCAATCAGCGCGTGAGCACTGAAAGCCCGTTCGTATCGCCTGACGTATGGAAGTCATGCGGTAGCCCCGCCCTACAATTCGAAGGCCCCGTATACGGCGGGCTTGATCTATCCGCCCGCACCGATCTCACGGCGCTACTACTCGTCGGCAAGGTTGACGGTGTGTGGCAAGCGCAGGCGCACTTCTGGACGCCGCAGGTTGGCTTGGCAGACCGTGCACACCGTGACCGTGCGCCTTATGACGTTTGGGCACGACAGGGATTCATGCGGACCACTCCGGGCGCGAGTGTTGACTATGCGCACGTGGCGGCAGACATCGGTGAAATTGTCAGTGATCTAGATTTGCAAGTGATCGCATTCGACCGCTGGCGGATCGACGTGATGAAGAAGGAGCTAGACACGCTGGGCATCGACCTACCACTGCAACCATTTGGGCAAGGGTTCAAGGACATGGGGCCAGCTATCGATGCTCTGGAAGCAGAGTTGTTGAACGCGCGGATTGCACACGGCAACCATCCTGTTCTTGCGATGTGCGCAGCGAACGCCATTGTGACCAAGGATCCGGCCGGATCTCGCAAATTTGACAAGGCTCGAACCACTGGCCGTATTGATGGGTTGGTCGCACTCGCCATGGCTATTGGCGTTGCAGCCACGGTGCCGGAAGCACAAGAAGCCGAACCGATGATGTTCTTTATTTAG